TTATTTCGCAACTAAAAGGTAAATTTATTGTTCAGCGTTCTAAAGGATTAGGTGAAAATACACCTGAAATGATGTGGGAAACAACCATGAATCCAGAAACAAGAAAATTAATTCAAATAACGGTTGATGATGTAGAAAAAATGCAAAAATACTTTGAATTATTTTTGGGTGATGACTTGCAAGGGCGTAAAGATTACATTGAAGAACACTTGCATGAATATATTGAAAATGTTCTAGATTAGGAGGTTAAAAAAAGTGATAAAACAAACAATTACCGATAGCTTAAAGCATAATTATATGCCTTATTCAGCTCATGTCATCCTTCATCGTGCTTTGCCAGAACTGGACGGATTTAAACCAAGTCAACGCCGTTTGCTTTATACAATGTATAAAATGGGCTTATTAAAAGGTAATCGTACAAAATCAGCTAATGTAGTTGGTCAAGGATTAAAACTCAATCCTCATGGAGATCAAAGTTTATATGAAACAGCAATTCGTTTAACAAAAGACCATGAGGCATTACTTATCCCTTATATCGATTCAAAAGGCAACTTTGGCAAGTATTATTCAAGAGATATGCAATATGCAGCAATGCGTTACACAGAGATGAGATTAGAACCGATTGCACAAGAATTATTTAAAGACATTGAAAAGAATGTTGTTGATATGGTTGATAACTACGACAACACAATGAAAGAGCCAAGGTTGCTTCCTGTTACATTTCCAACAATTTTAGCTAATCCGACACAAGGTACAGCAGTAGGAATGGCAAGTAATATTTGTTCATTTAATTTAAACGAATTAATTGACTTTACGATTAATTACATTAAAAATACTTCTATTAAAGTTTCTGATTATATTAAAGCTCCAGACTTTCCGACAGGTGGAGTAATTGTTTATGATGAAAAAGAATTTGAAAAAATTTACGAAACAGGAAAAGGCTCTTTTAAAATTCGTGCAAAATATGAATTTACTGATAATGCAATTATTATCAAAGAAATTCCTTACACAACTAAAATTGAAGTTATTATTGATCGAATTGTTGATTTAGTTAAAGAAGGAAAATTAAAAGAGATTGTAGATGTAAACGATATTTACGGTGTTAATTCATCGGGCATTGAAATTACTGTTAAAAACAATACAAGTAAAGAATTACTTATGCAGAAATTATTCAAATTAACTCCATTAGAAGATACATTTTCTTGTAATTTTAACGTTATTGTTGATGGTAAACCAAAAGTGTTAGGTGTAAAAGAAATTATTAGGGAATGGCTAAAATTTAGAGCAAAATGTATTAAACGCGGAATTCGATATGATTTAGATAAAAAGAAAAATAAACGACATTTATTAGCAGGATTGAAACAAGTTTTACTCGATATTGATAAAGCAATACAAATTATCCGTGAAACAAAAAATGATGACGAAGTAATTACTAATTTGATGCAAGCATTTAACATTGACCAAACTCAAGCAGAATATGTAGCAGAAATTAAACTAAGACACCTTAATAAAGAATACATAATTGAGCGAATTAAAGAGATTGAGCAATTAGATAAAGATATTGAATATTTACAGTTTGCTTTAAACGATAAAATCACAATTGCAAAAATCATCATTGACCAACTTGAATACGTTAAGAAAACATACGGACAACCACGTAAAACAGACATTATTTATGCAGATGAATTACCAGCTATCGATGAAAAAGAAATTGAAATCGAAAATTACAATGTGCGTCTATTTGTTACAAAACAAGGTTATCTCAAGAAAATTCCTTCTGTATCATTACGTGGAGCGTCTAATATTAAACTAAAAGATGACGATGAGATTGTATGTGAAATTGAGGCAACTAATAAATCAGATATACTCATCTTTACTGATAAACAAAATTGCTACAAACTTAAAGCATATGAAATTGATGATCATAAGCCATCTATGCTAGGCGAATATTTGCCTTCAACACTAGGATTGAAAGACGAGAATATTGTTTATGTTACTGCGACAGAAGATTATGAAGGATATTTGATTATTGGATTTGATAATGGCAAAGTGGCGAAGATTGATCTTAAAGCATATGAAACTAAAACAAATCGTAGCATGTTAAAAAATGCCTATACTGACCAAGAGAATCCGATTTATTGGGATACAATTAAACAGGATATAGATTTAGTAGCTGTATCAACAATTAACAAAGTTTTAGTGTTCAACACGTCTATGATTAATGCCAAATCAAGTAAAACAACAATTGGTGTACAAGTAATGAAATCTAAGAACGATAGTAAAGTAAAAATGATTAAGCGATTGGAGAATGTCCAATTGCAAGATGTTGATTATTATCGCACATCAAATGCAGCAGTAGGTAAGTATTTGAAAAAAGGAGATACTATTGAATAAATTATAAGAAAGGTGGATGTTTATATGAGCCAAGCTGATATTCAATATAATGCAATTATTAAAGATATTCTCGAAAACGGAAAATGGGATAAGGGAACGATGGCAAAATGGAGTGACGGTACTCCTGCTCACGCTAAATCAGTTTTAAATAAACAAATGAAATTTGATAATGGCAAAGAAATTCCTATTCTAACAAGTAAAAGAGTTCCTTTAAAAGATCCAATTATTGAATTGTTTTGGATTTGGCAAAAAAAATCAAATGTAGTACAAGAATTGCGTGATATGGGTTGTACTGTTTGGGATGAATGGGAGCTGCCTGATGGCACAGTGGGTAAGTCATATGGATGGCAATTGAGAAGCAAATTTAGAAAAGTTAAACCTAATGACACTTTATTACAAATGATTGACAATGGCGAGTTGTCTGATAACGTTAAACAAAATGCTGAGGGATTTTATCTTTTAGATCAAGTTGATTACTTGCTATACATGCTTAAAGCAAATCCTTATTCAAGACGTATTAAAACAACATTGTGGTGCGTAGAAGATTTAGATGATATGGCACTTCCGCCTTGTGTGTATGAGACACACTGGCAATTATGGGATGATAAACTACATTTAACCGTTTCAATTAGGTCAAATGACATGGGGTTAGGTAATCCTTATAATGTTTACCAATATTCAATTTTGCATAGACTCATTGCACAAGTTACTGGTCATAAAGTCGGTACAATTTGTTTCAATATTGATAATGCACATGTATATGATCGTCATATTGAAGCATTAAAAGAACAAATTCAAAAGCCAATTCATGATGCTCCTGAAGTGCAAATTAATCCGAATGTAAAAAGTTTTTACGACTTTACATTAGACGATATTAAAGTGATTAATTACAAACATAGTGGTACAATTCGCTTGGAGGTTGCTATTTCATGATTTCATTGGTCGCAGCAATTTCACGTACCAATCAACTCGGTTATCAAAACAAACTGCTTTGTCATTTACCGAATGACTTAAAACATTTCAAACAAATCACAACATCAGGAGATCATAACATTGTCGTAATGGGACGTAAAACATTTGAATCAATAGGTAAACCATTGCCAAACCGCATAAATATTGTACTAACCAAAGACAAAGATTTTTATTGTAGAGGTGTATTTATATATCACTCCGTTGAAGAAGTGTTAAAACAATACAAAAACTATGGCGAATGTAAACCTAACTTATTTGTAATTGGTGGAGAACAGATATACCGTCAATTCATGCGCTATGCGGATAGATTATATATCACACTAATTGATCATGCATTTGAAAATGCGGACGCTCATTTTCCGCAAATCACAGATGAATGGGAATTAATTTCTGAACAATACAATCCAGCAGATGAAAACAATCCATATGATCACTACTTTAGAATTTATGAAAAAAGTTAAATAAATTATAAAAATACAATTGACATAAATAAAATATAATAATACAATAAAGGTACAAGGTTGAAATACCTTGTACCAGAAAGGAGGTGGAATAAAATGAAACAATATCTTGGTGATCACAATTATCGTACTGCAACATTTGTTTTTAAAGATGAAGAAAGTTATTATGATTTTAAAGTTGGCAATGTAGTGTTCCCAAGCGATTATGATACATATGAAAAGAAGCACGGAGAAGTTATTGCATACCGAATCGAGGATTTAAAAGGTAATGAGTAAAATATAATAATATTATAAAAGGTCAATTTTATAGGAAAGGAGGTGATATTATGCATATACAAATTAAAAATATTTCATTTGGTTACGTGCCTGCTTTTTACAAAGAAGATGAAATGGTATTAAAAGGAGAAGTTAATTTAACGATTTCAGATTGTCTTGGTTCAATAGGAAGATGTTATATTGATGTTTCTAAAGACTATTCAATTAGTGTAGAAAGTCTACCCAAAGAAATAAAACAAAAATTTGATGAATTATATAACGAAATTGAAAAGTACATAAAACAAATAACTAAAAAATATGATGAGTAGTATTTTAAATCATTGTATAAACAAATTATAAAAATATAAAGGTTGTGGTATGTTGTATCTTTGGGCTTTTGACTTATCTATGGACAATACAGGGATAGCAATATTTGATTTACATACATACAAACCAGTACATGTTACTTCGATTAAAACAAACAAAAAACATTCACATGGGAAGCGTCTATATCATATTGCAAAAGAAATACATAGTTTAAAAGATACATATCCTGCTAGTGTTGTCACAATTGAACGCGGATTTTCAAGATTTAACACAGCAACTCAAGTCATCTATATGGTTCACGGTTTGGTTAATTATTTATTCCACGATATTGAAATTAAATACTATCCACCTAAAACAGTTAAAGAAGCAATTATTCGTGGAGATGCTACAAAGAAATTTGTACGACAAATTATTGAAAGTCATTATCCTGATGTGAAATTTGAAAATGAAGATGAATCGGACGCATTTGCAGTTGGGTTATGCTGGTTGATTAAAAATGGAAAGATTAAGTGGGAGAAGAAACTAAAAAATAAGGAGTGAACATATGGGAAAACCAAGAAATATTCCATACATACATGAAGTAAAAATTAATGCTACAAGTAAAGAACGATATGAGCGTTTTATTGAAATTGTAAAAATGATGATCATAGAAGATATAAAAAGAGAAATGGAAGAAGAAAGAAAAGATAAATTAAAGGATAGTTGTTAATACTATCCTTTTTCTTATTGATATTATCTATTAATTAAATTAGAATTTATGGTAAAGATAATAACTATTAATGCAAAGATAATAAAAAGAGGTGATAGAAATGGACGATATTCAAGAGTTATTTTCGTATCGTAAAAAAAGACAGGGTAAGGTAAATAGCGAAACAAAAATCAACACGAAAAAGAAAAAAGATGTTTATGGTGTTTTAATTCGTGTTTCAACTGATCGTCAGGCAGAAGAAGGCGATTCTATACAAATGCAACAAGAGCGCGCAATGGAAATTATTAAACAAAATAACGGGGTATTGCATAAATACTATATTGAAGAAGGTATATCTGCTTCTAAAAATAGAATCGAAGATCGTCCACAATTGCAGGCACTATTAGAAGATGTAGAAGCTGGCATTGTAAATAAAATTATCGCTTATAAACGTGACCGACTAACACGCATTACACAAGATTGGCTTCGTATTCTTGAAACATGTGCCAAAAATCAGTGTGATATTATTTTCTCTTCTTCGGGGGAAGCTCAATTATTCAATGATCCTGTATATGGGAAGGTATTTGAAAGCATATTGGCCTCAATTGCAGAAATGGAATCTGCAAATACATCTATGCGAGTAAGAGACACAATGGCAAGTGTTGCAGCAAAAGGTGAGTGGACGGGTGGTGTTTTGCCATATGGATATAAAAAAAATGAACACGGTCAAATTGAATTAATAAAAGAATGTGTGCCGATTATTAAAGAAATCGAAGATTTATATTTAGCAGGGTATGGAATTTACTCAATTGCAAAATGGTTGAATGGGGGAGAAGTCAANAATTTAGGCAAAAGACCAGAGGGTGNAGCACCAAAAATAACTTTTTATAAAAACAACGTATCTCATTGGACACCTACTGTTGTTGAAACTATATTATTTAATCCATTCTATGCTGGTATTATCGAATATAGTATTGAAGGATTAAGATATAAACAAAAAGACGATGATAAAATTATTCGAGTTAAGGGCGATTTTGAACCTTGTCGCACAATAGAGAGACAAAAACAAATTTACCAAATGAGAGAAAGAAAATCGATGAGTCCCCCAAGAGCTTACAATACAACTTTCCTTTTAACTGGATTAGTCTATTGTGGAATATGTGGAAGCCCATATCAATCTCGAAATTCTACTAAAAACGGAAAGAGATATAGTTACTATGTGTGTGCAAGTAAGCATAATAAAGATCGAAATGTTGTATATCGTTATTGTAATAACGTGACTTATAAAAAGGAGATATTAGAAGCATGTTTAATAGATGAAATCAAAAAAAGATTAAATAATTTAGATATGCTGCAAATTGAAGAGAAAATAAAAAATGGATTATTAAAAGGAAAAGATAATATAAAAAATCAATTAGTTATAATTGAAAAAGAACTTCAAGAATTAGAAAAAGAAGAATCGTCTTTATTAAAACTAATGAAAAGATTGGATGAGAACAACCCAAATTATGATTTACTATTACAAAGATATGAAGAAGATTATGCAGAAATTCTTAAAAAAATTAATGATTTAAAAAAAGCAAAATTTGAATTAGAACAAAAAAACAATGAACACATTGAAGAATATGAAATGAGAAAAAAGATTATTGAACGAATCAGCAGTTTTTCTAAAACAATTNATAGGTCACCGGATTATTTAAAAAAGTCATTATTAAGTGAAATTATTGAACGAATTGATATTTATCCAGATGGTAAAACAGAAGTTACATTTGCTATTAATATTGAAACAAGCGAATTAGATACATCGAAATCGGAAACACTAGAAGACACAAATAATGATTCTTCTGACGATGAATTTATTATCTATGATATTAGGGGCGAACGTAGCAAGGCAAAGATAATAAAAACAATCGAGTTTAAACTTACTATGCCAACGATTATTACAATCAATATCTATGAATGGAAACAGAAGATTAATGAACAATTTAAAAGATATTTTCCTTTGTGGCTAAAAAAGGTCATGGGAGAGGGAAGATTTAAGGCTTTATGTTTTGAAGAGGATACGGGTTTGACCAACAGTCATTTTTATCATTTTATTAAAGGGATTCATATTCCTACAGAAAAAACATTTGATAGAATAGCGGAAGCATATAATACCAGTTATGAGGATTTTGCTAAATTTGCAAAACTAGAAGATATTAAAAAAGAAGTGTTATTTGATAGAACGCTTCGTCACGAAAAAACATAAAAAGGGTGGAGGTAAGTCCACCCTTAATTTTTCAATAACTCATTAATTTTAGCTAGTGTTCTTTTTCCTACGATACCATCTACCTCATAAGGGAGATATACTTTTTGGAAACGTATAACAGCATCTTTTGTTTTAGCTCCAAAAATTCCGTCTGCTGCACCACATTTAAAATAAAGCTTATTTAATGCTTCTTGCAATTGTTTTACATCATTACCGCGATCACCGTATTTTAAGGTGCGATTAATTGTTAGCTTTGATGTAGAAGTCGTTTTTTGTGTTGATTTAGCGTTATTTTGCGAAGTAGAAGTGGAAGGTAATTTGATTTTTTGACCAATTTGCAATGCTTCTGGTTTTACATTTGGATTTAATTTTAACAATGCGTCAACAGTAGTGTTGTATTTACGAGAAATTTCCCATAATGTATCGCCAGCTTTAATTACATAATATTGGTCATTACTTTTTAATTGATTATTGTTGGTGGATGGAGTAGTAGATTTTCCGTTTAATTTGTTTTCCACTAACTCTTTAAACTTTTTCCATTCGGCAGGATGATTAACAAACCATTTATGACAATCTTTCCAACCAACAACCTCTTTATGTAACCACAAATTATCAGCAGTTAATTTATATTTCTTTAATAAATCTGCTGCTAGCTCAACAAGAGTATTATATGTAGCATCAGTCATTTTTCCGTTCCAATCAACATGGCAACATTCGATTCCAATTGTGCAATTGTTTGGATATGTACTTAATCTACTCAATGCTTCTTTAGTATAAGTTTTAGAACCGACATGGTAAGCCATTTCATTTTCAGGAATACAACGAATTACACTGCCATCAAGATCAATAATGTAATGTGCTGAACCATAACCTGTTTTACCAAATTTACGATTTTCAAAAAAATTACGATTAGCTTCAGCAGATGCTTTAGGATTAGCTACCCAATGCACAACAATACCACGAACGCCAATCAATTTCTTTTGAGGACGGCTATATGGATTAGGAGTTAACAATTTATCAATGATTTTATAGGTCATTATAATACACTCCTTTATTATAATTTATTATTTTCTTTTAAAAATTGTTTGCGTTCACGAGCCTTACGAGTAATATCATTATCTTTCCACCAAGCCCAAAGAGAAGCTGCAATAGTAAATACAATCGTCAACCCATTTTCAATTTGTTCATCTGTGAACGGCAATGGAGAGAAACCTGCTAACACTAAAGCCTGATTAACCAAAGCTACAAACAAAACAATAGTACGAATAATCATCATTTTGTCAAAACTCATTTTAATCATCCTCCTTAATTAAAAATTTTTCCTAAAACAAAAAGGACGAGGGGGACTAATACTGTTAAAATTGTTCCTGTCGTCCATTTAAGTGTAGCTGATAATTTATTAATGTCATTTTCATTATCTTCTGCTTTAAACATTGCTTTTTCTGCTAGACGATATGCACTATCTGCTGTTTCACGAATAGAGCGAACATCATCAATTTTTGCTTCTAATCTTCCCATTCTTTCGTATAAATCACGCAAAATATCTTCATTCATCTTAATCCACCTTTCCATAAAGATAAAAAGGTGGCGATTCCATAATCACCACCTTCAGAAATCATTGATTTTCAAGGACTTTTGTTTATTATATTTTAGATAAAAGTCACATTTTATGAATAAAAAGCAGAGGCATTAGTTTATACCTCTGCTAAAAAATAAATTTGTTTAAAAGCGTCATTTTATAAGACAAATTGATTTACTCCCGGAATGTAACATATCGAAAATCGTCCGTCAAAACGATATTCATCTCCCGCTTCGATCACAGCGTTTTGAAACTGTTGGAAATAAATTTTTCCCATTGTACTACTGCGATGCTCAATCCATGAAAATGGACTCCCACGATACGGTTTACCGTTTCTCATAGTAATGTCAAAGTTATCGATGGTACACGTCAATGCAAGATTTTCTTTTTCTCCCATGTCCACATCATTGATAATAGCTAACGATTTTACTTTATCTCCTTCTGCCCAATACTCTTTGTAGTTTGGATTATCTGTTATAACGGCGTACACATTATCCAAACTTGTTTTTATCTTTTTTGCAAATGATGTAAAATAAGGAATCATGATAGCATAACCTTTATCAACTTCAGTTTTTTGTAAAAACTTGATTTTCCCACTAATAGTGACAACGCCATTTTTAATCGTATGGATTGTTGTAATTTCCATTAACGGATTATCCGGATAAGAAGGGTGAATACCGTTAACCTTTTGAATTAACTGGACAGTTTCCACATCCATATAAAAGTTTCCAGACTTCCATATGACTTCTTTCCCGTCCACTAATAACTTTGCATCCGTCACTTTAAACGCCGTTCCGATATAGTTATGTTCCGGTACGAATTGATATGCTTCTGTCGAGCCAAAAGGACGACAACTAATGGCAAATTCTTTGTTAGAATAAGAGTAAAGAACATCATCCGTTTTGGTAATATCGAAGGTATCCCGATATATATCAAACGTTCTAGAGGTGTCTTGTGGGCGTAATCCGCCAACAAAAACCCAACCACGCGCCGTGCCTGCACCTGTAGCTGGTGGATTGCTTGGGTCATCCCCTTTAAAAATTCCTTTTATCGTGTGTTTTTTGTCATCTAACCCACTAAAAAGTGTTTGTGTTTTGATTGCAACTGGTGAACTTGAATATGTGCTAATGGTTTTACGTTGTTCTCCCGGTGTACCTTCATCAAGGACAAATTCCCAAATACCGCCTCTATTGTCCGCATAACTGTTAAAATCAATTCTTGTTCCTGTAAATGTCGCGCTGATAGTAGCGCCTACTTGCGTCGTCCAAAAGTTTGGAGGGTAGTTTTCGTCAAATGTTCCGGTTTTCGTTTCATAGTTTTTGCTTTCAACAACCGCTTGGACAGGTGTAATATTTCCCAAAACACCTTCCATCAGCAAAATATAATCATCGTTCGCGTTTTTTCGAAATGCGTAAGCAATCCCCTTTGTATCAGAAACAGCGATATTAACCCAAAATACCCGCTGTGTTCCGTACTGTATTTTGACACTCATTTTCGATTTAAAGGGCGAACTTTTTGTTAAATATTCCGTATAATCGATTTGTTTTTTGATGAAGTCGGATAAAATTCCAATTTTATTTGTATTTTCATTAATAGCATTAACTATGTTGGTTTTATCTGTAGTAGCTAAATCAGTTAAATTTCCTATTTGTTCATCTGTATATGTTTTTGCATTTGCTTCTGCAATATCTGCCTTTGTTTGTGCACCTTCTGGTGTTTCTGCTCCTATATCTGTTGCTGTTAGTGTTATTTCTCCTGTTTGACCATTTACGGAAACAAC